CAGCCACTATGCCCTCGCCGTCAAGCCCGCGCTCGAAAAGACGCCAGAAAAAAACGCCGGTGGCGTTTATTTTTTTTACATACGGCACCTTGCCGCGCGCCTCGCCTGTCGCGATCATAAGATGCTCGTCGCAAACATCAACGATCACCACACCCGGGCAAACATGATATTTCATTTCGGCTCCCACTCCTTTTCAAGCGTATCGTGACACAGGCACGCCGCAGCCGCGTCACCGCGGTTGGCAAGCTCCCATACGGGAACGCTGCGCAGCAATATGTCTTCCATTTCGGCGACGCCGCGCGCCGCCTCGACGGTCTCGGACGAAAAAATGAACTGACGGAACAGGATCCCGGCGGAAAGCTCCGCCCCAACGCGGCGGATCGTATTTTCGGCAGCCTTGCGGAGAAACACGATGCCGCCGAGCGGCGCGGAGATGGGCTGCCCCATGCCCTCCTTGCCGTGCCACGGAGAAGGGTGAACGGTAACATCGCCCTCTTGACGGGCAAAAAGCACCGGCTTGTCGCCGTTCAGGATCTGTATCTCATCACCGCAAAGCTGCTTCCAGCGCACATAATGCGTCGTCTTGCCTGTGCCGCTCGGCGCGCAGAGGAGCACGACCCGTCCGCGCCAAAGAAACGCGCAGCCGTGAAAGACCGTGCGGCGGAAGGGTATCAGCACGTCCGACACCCGGCGGCAAAGCTCCATATACTCAATATAAGCATCGGTCGATCCCGCGGGATAAAATTCGGCGGCGCGGCGGCGATCAGCGCTGTACTGGGGAGTGTGCTGTATGAGCTGTAAGGAAGGGGCATTTGTATGCGGCAAAATAGCACCGATTACTCGGGAGAGCGGGCACCGCGCAGGCAGTGCGTGATCGCGCAGGCCGGGTACACAGGGAAAAATTATTACGCCGTCGCGTACCGCAATCAGAGCATTACGGTACGCGCGGGAGACGAGCTGGCCGCGATCTTTACGGCGGCCAAATACTGGGGCTATAAGTGGAGCGCGCCAGAGTACCACCAGAACGCCAGGGCGTTGAAGCTCCACTATAAGCCGGAGTTCCTGATCGGATAAAAAATGCCCTCGCCCGGTTGCGGCCGGACGAGGGAGGAGAGGTCTACACTTCCCCATAACACTATAAGCACAAGGAGAGTATACCATGAAAAATCCATATTTGCAAGAGGCAACGGAGACCATTCGCGCTGACGACGGGGAGGGATGAGGCACGATGCTGACGCATCTGAGCCTGTTTTCCGGGATCGGCGGGCTTGATCTGGCTGCCGAGTGGGCCGGATTTACGACCGTCGGGCAGTGTGAGTTTGCCGACTACCCGACGAAAGTGCTGGAGAAGCACTGGACGGACGTTCCGCGCTGGCGTGATGTCCGGACGCTGACAAAGGAGAGCTTTTATGAGCGGACAGGCCTACGAACAGTTGACGTTATTTCCGGCGGATTCCCATGCCAGCCCTTCTCCGTGGCTGGAAAGCAAAAGGGCAAAGGGGATGATCGATACCTCTGGCCGGAGATGCTCCGAGTTATCACCGAGCTGCGCCCGCGTTGCGTTGTCGGTGAGAACGTTCCTGGAATCATCAAGATTGCCGCCGGGCAGGTGGTCAAGGATCTGGAGCGTGCTGGCTATCACGTCGTCGTGTTTAATTTTGAGGCTGCGGCTGTCGGAGCGTGGCACAGACGATCCAGGGTATTCTTCGTCGGAATCGCAGATGTGGCCGACGCCGCGTGCGAACGAATACAAAGACACGCTGCAATCTGTGCCGCCAAGCCGGCAGAAAGATCCGGGCAAATGCAATCTGACGCAGAGAGTGGCAATGAATCTGTTTACGACGCCATGTGCAGCGGATGCGCAGGGGGCGCACGGTGGGGAAAATCACAGGAGCTTGCGGACGGACGTTGCTGGGCAGCTGAACCCGACGTGGGTAGAGTGGCTCATGGGATTCCCGCCAGGGTGGACAGACTTAAAGGCCTCGGAAACGCCGTAGTGCCGCAGCAGGCATACCCGATTTTTAAGGCATTGATGGAGGAGCTGAACCGATGGACTTAGAACAAACCGCGATTGAGCGGCTGAAAATGGCCTCTGATATGAGCTTGCGCTTGTGCAATCGACAGAATCAGCTTTTGATTGGAGGAAAACGATGATTGCTCGCGTCTTTCCAAGAAAAACGAACGCTTCTCCGACGGATGCGCTCGCATTCTTCGGCCCTCCGACCATCGAAAACATCGCAGATTGCATCAAGGCAAATGTGATACAGGTAAACATATCCGTGACATTCACTTGGGATATAGAGACGGCGGAGGAACTGTACTATGCGTGGCAGGTGTTGGGCGTGCCTGTCGAGGTGGGCGGCCCGGCGTTTGATGATCGCATGGGAGACTTTACGCCTGGGCTGTATCTGCGCGAGGGGATGATTTTTACATCTCGCGGCTGCACAAAGGATTGCTGGTTCTGCTCTGTGCCGCGCTGCGCACACGGAGAAATCAAAGAGTTGCCGATTGTGAATGGATGGAACATCCTCGATGATAACATTTTAGGCACGTCCGAACGGCACTTCCTGGCAGTTTGCGAGATGCTTAAGCGGCAAGCACATCCGGCGATATTTACGGGAGGCTTGGAGCCAGCACTTTTGCAGCAGTGGCAGGCGGATTTGCTGCGCGAAGTGAAACCGGCCCGCATTTACACGGCCTACGATACGAAAGACGATCTGGAACCGCTGATCGAAATGGGGCGAAAACTCCGCGCGGCAGGATTCAGACCGTCGAGCCACACAATGTGCTGCTATGTGCTGTGTGGATACGATGGAGATTCTTTTGATGCGGCAGAATTACGCCTGATCCAGACAATGCAGGCAGGATTTGTCCCGTATGCAATGCTGTTTCGCGGAGAAGATGGAAAATATGATCCGGATTGGCGGCGCTTCCAGCGCGAGTGGTGCAGGCCGATCATTACGGGGAAAAAGTTCAACGAATATTGGAGGGAAAAACGTGACGAATGAAGAAATCATGCAGGCGCTGCGGTGCTGCGATTCCAGCCGCTGGGAATGGCGCGGGTTTCCGGAAGCACCGGAGGAAGGAGGCAAGGTATGAAAATCTACATGGCCGGTAAGATCACCGGAGATCCGAATTACAAGATGAAATTCCGCATGACGGCGAAGCACATACAGGAGATGTATCCTCGCGCGGTGATCTTGAATCCGGCGGAATTGCCGGAAGGGCTGACACCGAAGGACTACATGCGGCTGTGCTTCGGGATGATTGACGCGGCGGATATTCTGTTCGCACTGCCGGATGCGAAGGAAAGTAAGGGCGCGAAGCTGGAAATTGCGTATTGCAGATATGTTGGGAAAGGGGTTTTGAAATGGAACGATTGACAAGGCCTAATATCAACGTAGACCCGGGCACCGACCGATTTCTGCACGCCGTGATCGGCGGAAAGGAAATCGACTGGAAGCAGTGCCGGGACAGCACGCTCAACGTGCTGATCAACGGCCCGACGAGCAACGGCTTTGGCAAGGATATTTTCCGAAAGATGGCCCGCGATCTGTACGGACGGCTGAAAGCCTACGAGGACACGGGCCTGACGCCGGAGGAAATCAAGGCTCCGTTTACGGAGGACGCGATGATAAATCTGGCAGCGCAGGCGCTGGGAGTGGAACCTAGCCGCCTGCGGGAGCTGGCCGTGGCCGATAAGGAGGGGCGCGCAATCATCCTGCCGTGCAAGGTTGGCCATCGAGTGTTTGCCCTGCTGGACACGGATAAGCATATAAGCGAGTGCGAGATCAAGCAGATCGGCCTTGGTAATGAGATCGGATTTGTTGGACTTGAGCCAATAGGCGCCAGAGGGCGGAAGTATGGCGTAGCGCTAAATGGATTTGGCAAAACCGTATTCCTGACGCGAGAAGAAGCTGAAAAGGCGTTGCGGGAAATGGAGTAGCAGATGAAGAACAGATTGACGGTCAGACACGGAATGCTGTCCGACCTCAGAGCATACTTGAAGCAAAGCGGCTGGAAAATCGAAGAACCTGTCGGCGAGTACGAGGTTCTGAGGGCACGAAATCCGAATTACCCGCGACCACTTCTGGTTCACAACCGGGCAGAACGCGGCGTTGGGTACAGCATCGACGAGCGCGATGCGAAGATTTACAGCGGATGGAAACGGAACCGCCGCAAGCGTGGCCTCGCCCCAGACTGGCCTACGCAGGAAGAACGGACACGGTATTTTGAAGGAGGGGACGGAGTATGAGCTTCGGCAAGAAAACGCGAGAAGCGGTCTATGCGAAGTATGACGGCCACTGTGCCTACTGCGGACGGTCTATCGACATCCGAGACATGCAGGTTGACCACTTCCGGCCGCTGCGAGCGTGGGACGATGAGGATGCAGGAAGCGATGATCTCTCGAACCTCATGCCAGCATGCCGGATGTGCAACCACTACAAGCGGGCAAACTCACTGGAAACCTTCCGGCGCTATATTGCGGAGATTCCGCGCAAGCTCCGCGAGAATTACATCTACAAGGTGGGCGTGGTTTACGGGAATGTCATTGAAAACGAAAAGCCGATCAAGTTCTACTTTGAAGAAATGGAGGGAAAATGATGGTAAAAAGAATCTGCGACCGATGCGGAGCCGAAATAAACCCCACGAGTTCGGCAACGTATGTAAACGTAAGGGGCGCCTATCGCGATCCAACGGGAGAAATCGAGCTTTGCTGCTCATGCGGGAAGCGTATTCGCGAATGGATAAAACCGACGGAGGAGGGTATGAAGGATGGCTAAATACATAACTCAGGCGCAGATGGATGAACTCGAAGAAGCGTGCTCATTTGACATCGAGGACGGACACGACCTGCTCCGAAAATATGCCGGGATCGAGGCCAGAGCGTATACCGCCTATCAGTACTACGACGAGGACGGGACGTTTATCGGGTGCAGCGACGAGTCCTGTCTGGATGATCTGCTGGAAAACGCAAATGTGGAGGTGCGGGATGGATAAGTTAAAGTCGTGCCCGTTCTGCGGCGGGGAAGCGGCGTTTTTGGGAGAAACGCAGTCGATAAAGTGTAAGCGGTGCGGATGCGCATTTATCGTCACAAATCCGCTCATAAGCAGGCTGGAAGTCAGCGAAGCGTGGAACAGGAGAGACGGAAAGGAGGTCGACCATGTTTGACGAATATATCCTGAGAAGCATTGCAATTGCGAAGCTGACAGCACTGGAAGTTACTGACCCATTCGCCACGATTGCCGATGCAAAGCGGGTGCTTGCGGATATGGCTGCTGCCGACGTTGCGCCGGTGGTGCATGGGAAGTGGGGTGACAATGGGATCGCGGGTTCAATGCTGGTGAAATGCTCTGTATGTGGCTTTGACTGCGGAGCAAACAGCTTTTCTTACTGCCCGAACTGCGGGGCGCGGATTCGGCAGGCGAAGCGTGGGAAGGTTCGGCGGAAGTATGGGGAGATTCTGAAACTGTACCAGTACTGCGTGGAGGTCAGGATGGATGCTCGACTGGAACGGCTGCACGACGGCTGGGCGATTCGGTTTCCAAACGGGGGAGACTTTGCGCAGCACGCCGGAACATACGGAACAAATGACGGATTTGTGGAACCGGCGATCGGGTGTGAAGCGGACTATTCGCCGGTGTCGCTGCGGGAAGCGGAGAAACTGATTTGCGAGAACCGGAAACGGCTGATGACACCGAGCTGTTAGGAGGAACAATGAACACTGAAATCACACTTTTGAAGTGGCCGGGGGAAGAAGACTGGATGTTTGCCAAGAGCTGCGCGCTGGTCACGATTGGGAAGCACGCGGAAAAAGCACCGGACATGGAATGGAAGCACAAGATGCTCCGGGCGAAGCACAGCCCAATTCGGACGCTGAATTTCGCGTTTTATCTCCACAACGTGCCGTATTACGTCAGCACGCATCTTGCGCGGCACGTCCATTCCGTCCCGTTCATCAAAAGCCAGCGCAACGACCGTCAGAGCGACTATGACAGGAACGCAGCGCGGCAGGACGCGCCAGTGGATATGATCTGGTACATGAACGCGGAAGAACTGTTGACGGTCGCCAGCAAGCGCCTGTGCCGCAAGGCAGACCCGGCAACACAGGAGATCGTCAAGAGGATGCGGACGCTTGTGCTCGATCATTGCCCGGAATTCCGTGGCCTGATGGCTCCGCCGTGCGCGTTTATGGACGAGTGCCCGGAAATGGAGCCGTGCAAGGAGGGACAGGCATGACGTACATGGAGGCATGGAGGATTATGGCCCCGAAGCTCATGCCGCTAGATACGGACGATGAGCGCGAAGCGTATCTCAAACTGTTCTGGGCGGTGAAAGAGTGCGAAAGGGAGGAACAGCATGGAAAAGCTGGCAAAACGGATCAGGAGCAGCAACAAGCAGTACTTTGATGCCGGCGTGGACGCTGGGACGCAGAAGGCGTGTGACCTTCTTCTGGTGGCGGCCTATGAGTGCGGCTTTATCCGCACGCCCGAAAAGGCGAAGAAGCTGATGGAGACTTTGACGCAGCTGGAATCCGAGTACGGCGTCGCATGGCAGTGCAGGCCGGAATCCGACGAAGCGATTGCGAGAATCGACTATGTGCTCAAAAAGGTCTGCGGCGGGCACTTCCAGTCGTTCTTTGAGCGAAATGAGCTGATAAAGGACTGGTGGGATAAATGAGATGCGATTGTGGCGGAAAGTTTTACTCGCTGGAAGTCCGGCCTTACAAAAAGAACGGCATACTGCAACGGAGACGGTACGAATGCCGGAAATGCCACAAGGTGATCTCTGTTGCGGAGGTCGACGAGAAGGAATACAAGGAGATCAAGGAGAAAATCACGGAGCTGGAAATCAAGCTCTATGCGGTCAGAAAGGAATTGAAAAACTGCTATGAAAATTGTTTTGGAACCGTGGGCGATCATGCCGACACGGGCGCATGAGTTCGACGCTGGTCTTGACCTCTATTCGGCGTATGATGATGTTTATATCTACCCAAGAAACAGCGAATTGTTTGATACAGGGGTACATATCCAGCTTCCAAAAAACACGGTCGGTTTTCTCAAGAGCAAGAGCGGATTGAACGTCAAGTATGGGATTACCAGCGAGGGTGTGATCGACGTTGGTTACACAGGGAGCATCATGGTCAAGCTCTACAACCATTCGGACAAGACATACAGAGTGCGGAAGGGCGATAAAATCTCTCAGCTTGTGATCCTGCCCTGCCTGCTGCCGGAGCTGGAAGTGGTGGATTCGTTGGAAGACACCGAGCGAGGAACCGGCGGGTTCGGGAGCACGGGGCGATAATGGAAGACATTACAAAGCAGGAATATTCCGCGTGGCTGGAAGAATCTCTGAAAACTGTGTTGGAATTCAAGCCCTCTTCAATTTGCATTGTTGCTACCGCAGAAGATGGGACAACGAAGACGGGGTATTACAACGCAACAGGGCAAGACAAAGCTGTGTTTGCGGCGAATATCTTGAGTGACGTTGTAATGGACATTATCAAGGCCAACGCGGATGTAATCAAAGGAATCTTGGAAGGTGACAGTGATGAAGAACTGTAATAGCTGTGAATCCTGCATCGCGTGGTGGTGCGATCTCTATGAACGGTTTCTGGATTCGAATGAGAACGGGCCGCTGCCGTGCGAGGAATGTTTGAAGAGCGGAGGGGAGATAACTTGATTATCGATATTCTAAATATCTTGGTGTTGATTGAGTGGGCGGCGCTGGGGATTGCGGTAGGCATTAAGGCAAAAAGCCTATATCGACGAGCGGACGCAATTCTGGGTTCACTCGAGGACGATGTGGAGGGGCACGATGGAGCAGCAACACCCGAATGATGTGTTTCCGGTTCGGCTCAAAAAGCTGCGTGAACGGCGGCGTATTTCGCGCAAGGTGTTAAGCGAGTGTTGCGGGATGTCAAAAAACGTCATAAGCCAGTATGAGCGTGGGGACAGAGAGCCGACGGCGTCATCGCTTGCGCAGATCGCGGATTTCTTCGAAGTGTCAACGGACTACCTTTTGGGGCGGCAAAATTTCCTTTAACCCACTATTGTGGGCATTTTGAGAAGAATATATGCGATAATGTAACCGTAGGGGCTTGCCGACCCCCTACGGTTTCTTCCTTCACCGGCTACGCAGCGGAATCTGCGGAACCTCCTTTTTGTATTTGGTGTGCTTTATGCGGGATATTTGGAGTTTGGCGGGTAGCTCCAAGGAGAAGGAAGAGGAAGGAGAAACAATGAACGTACAAAACAGGAAATTATCTGAACTCACCCCATATCCGGGGAACGCGAAAAAGCACGACAAAAAGCAAATCGCTATGGAGAAATTCATCAAACGCCAGCGAAGGAAGGAGGGCGTATATGGCAAGGCCGAAAAAGGAGATAGATCAAAAGCAGTTCGAGAATCTATGCGGCCTGCAATGCACGCTTGAGGAAATCTGCGGATGGTTCGGTGTAGCAGATAAAACGCTTGAGGCATGGTGCAAACGCACCTATGGCGCTGGTTTTTACGAAGTTTTCAAACAAAAGCGTGGAGCCGGGAAAATATCGCTCAGAAGAAGCCAGTGGAGACTGGCGGAGAAAAATGCAAACATGGCAATCTGGCTCGGGAAGCAGTATCTAGGCCAGAAGGACAACCCAGAGGAATCGGTTGACATGGAGGACACTTCCGCGTATCTGGTGGAAGCCGGTATGGAATGATTACACAGACCATTCATCCGACGTTCGGCGAGAAGCATAAGGCATATATCGCGGCGGCGACGCGGGCGACGATTTCCGTAGCGGAGGGCGCTGTCCGTGCCGGTAAGACCATCGACAACATTGCGGCATTTGCCTATTTGATCGAGAAAGGGACGCCTGACCGCATCCACCTTGCGACAGGTTCCACAGCGGCAAACGCGAAACTGAACATCGGGGACGCGAACGGCTACGGATTGGAGTATCTTTTCCGTGGCCGCTGCCGGTGGACGAAGTATAAGGGCAATGAAGCACTGGTTATCCGCTCACATAAGCGGGATTACGTCGTGATATTCGCGGGCGGTGCGAAAGCGGACAGCTTCAAGAAGATTCGCGGCAACTCCTATGGGATGTGGATTGCAACCGAGATCAACCTTCACCATGAGGATACAATCAAGGAAGCGTTCAACCGTCAGCTCGCGGCGCGGGTTCGGCGGGTGTTTTGGGATTTGAACCCATCGGCACCCGGCCACTGGATATATGAGCACTACATCGACAAATTCCCGGAGAGCATGGGTGCGCGGTACAACTACCAGCATTTTACCATTCGGGACAATGCGACGATCACGCCGCAGCGGTTGGCGGAAATTGAAGCGCAGTATGACACGGGCAGTATTTGGTATCGCCGCGACATCCTCGGTGAGCGGTGCATTGCGGAGGGTTTGATCTATCCCATGTTCGGAGAGCAGTGTATCACGGACGAGGAACCGGACAGCGGCGAGTGGTACATCTCCATCGACTATGGCACCATGAATCCCTTTTCTGCTGGCCTGTGGCGTGTTGGGAATGGTCGTGCCGTCCGTGTGAATGAGGTCTATTACAACGGGCGCGAGCTGAAGAAGCAGAAAACGGACGAGGAATATTGTGATATGGTGGCGGCGCTGGCGGGCGCACGCGCCATTTCTGCGGTTATTGTTGACCCGTCTGCGGCGTCGTTTATCGAGGCGCTACGGCGGCGCAGCGGGTTCAAGGTGCGGCAAGCGAACAACGATGTTGCAAACGGAATCCGCTGTGTGGCTGATTATCTGCTTAACGGGAAAATCATAATCCATCGTCGGTGCGCCGCTACAATCCGAGAGTTCGGCCTATACCGCTGGGACGAGAAGCAGGACAACGACAAACCCATAAAAGAGAACGACCACGCGATGGACGAAACACGCTATTTTGCCATGACGGTTCTGCGGCGGGCGTTTAAGCCGCATGAATGGATTCCAGATTTGGCGTTATGAGGTGAGAAATGAAAACATATCAGGATTTTTTAGAGATCGCCGAAAAGGGCGAACAGGCGCGGATGGATTTTGTGATATCTGCGATTGATTCGTACAAAGCAACGGACTTGTATAAGACGGCACTGACAGCTCGGGAATATGATGAGCACAGAAACGTGACAATCATGAACTATCAGAAGCTCCTTTATACGCTGTCCGGGCAGGCGATACCGGACAATTATTCCGCAAACTATAAGCTCCGTAGCAATTTCTTTTCGGCATTTGCCACGCAGGAGACGCAATATTTGCTCGGGAATGGAGTAACGCTGAAAGATGCAAGCCACAAGGAACATCTCGGGCCAACGTTTGACAATCGCCTTCAGGATATCGGGCACGATTCGATTGTTGCTGGCGTGGCCTATGGCTTTTGGAATCTCGACCACCTTGAAACGTTTACAGCGCTCGAGTTTGTGCCGCTGCTCGACGAGGAAACCGGCGCTTTACGCGCGGGAATCCGATGGTGGCAGGTGTCCAGTGATAAACCGCTCCGTGCGACGCTTTTTGAAGTCGATGGATTCACGCAGTACATCCGCCGGAAGGGGAAGCAGATGGAAGTGCTCAAGCCGAAGCGCGGCTATGTGGCGGTTGTGGCGTCCTCGGTGGTCGATGGGACGGAGATTATGGAATACCGGAACTATCCCGGATTCCCGGTCATCCCGATGTATGCGAATCGCGCGAAACAGTCTGAGCTTGTCGGCATGCGGGAGAAAATTGACTGTTATGATCTCATTTCTTCCGGATTTGCAAACACCGTGGATGAAGCGTCTATTATTTATTGGACGATCTCCAATGCTGGCGGCATGGATGAAATCGATATGGCGAAGTTTAAGGATTCCATGCGCAAGCTCGGCGTTGCGATGGTCGATGAAGATGGGGCAAAGGTTGACGCCCACACGCTGACAGTTCCGGTCGACGCGCGAGAATCACTTTTGAATCGCCTAAGTGACGATCTATACCGCGATGCGCAAATGCTCGATGTGAAATCGCTTCAGGGCGGGCAAAAAACAGCGACGGAGATTCGCGCGGCATATCAGCCGATGGACAATAAGGTTGACCAGTTTGAATATTGTGTGCGGGACTTCCTGCACCTTCTTTTTGAGATCGTCGGAATTGATGATGAGCCGTCCTTCGTCCGGTCAAAGATCGTCAACCAGCTCGAGGAAACACAGATGGTTCTCATGGCGGCGGCATATCTGGATGATGAAACCATTCTGAACAAGCTGCCGTGGTTGACGCCGGAGGAGGTTGAGCAGATCATGCAGCGAAGAGAAAACGCGGATATTTCCAGAGAAGACTTTGACGACGGAGGTGGCAACGATGAAATCCAAGATCAGGAATGATTTGGCCGTGACTGTCGATGGTGTCGATCTCACAACGATTTCGAAACCGGAGTTCTACATCCGTCAGGCGAATAAGTTTTTTCAGTATACCCCTGAAATTGTGGACGAAAAAACGATGGTTGTCCGCATCCCGTTTGAGGATGCAATGCAGCTGACACCAAAGAAAATTGTGAATGGCCTGAAATCTCCGCCGTGCATGGTACAATTCGCATTTACAAGGGAAAATGGCACACCGGACTATTCAGAAAAACTTGAGGTTGACGTGGAAGACCTCCTGAAAACGGAGGGGTACCAATGATCAGACTGAAAGTGAAAGGTGAACCGGTAAGGTTAAAAGTCGAACAGGCTAAAACGGTCCAGGTATCAGGCGGCGGCAACGTCTCATCTGCGCAGATCAACACCATTGTAGTCCTTGACCGGGCAGAATATGACGCGCTGGCCGTCAAGGACGCGAAGACACTGTATCTGATTCGGGGGTGACGGAATGATCACAGTCGGAGAAGAGCAGCTCAAGGAGTTGTTTGTCGGTGAGATGGGCATTAAGAAGGCCTGCATCGGCGAAGAACCCATCTATACCCGCCCGGGCGGATATTTATACATCGAACTGAACGAAAAGAAAGGGGCATAACCTATGGCAAGTTTTTTCAATCTAATTCTTGATACGCTGGCACCGGCTGGGCTTGCCTTAAAGCTCAACAGCGGCGCGACGTATGCAACCAGCAACACCGTCACCGCAACGATCACGTTGACGGATGAAACCAAGACCGGCTACCAGATGAAGCTCTGGGGCATCAAAGCGGCTGCAACGGAAGCGGACGCATCGTGGGAGACCTTCGCGGCCAGCAAGTCCATCATCCTGACGGAAGGCGATGGCCTGAAAACCGTGCATATCAAGGTGCGGGACGATGTCGGCAACGAAACGGCTGCAGTCACAGCTTCTATCACGGTCAACACGGCAGTTCCGGTGATAACGATCACTGGACCCGACAAGACCAGAATCTCCAAAGTCTCCGGCTTCGACACCTGCGCGTTCTCCTTCACCTGCGACGTGGACTTCGAGGAATACACGGTGCGTGTTGTGCCGAGCACCAGCAGCCTCCACGACGCCGGTACGCAGATTCCCACCACTGGCGGTTCCAGCAACACCAGCGGCACGGCTGGCGGCTACAAGAAGGCCACGGCGATTGATTGCACCATCAAGGGCGCCGATCTTGCGACGGCATCCTCCGGCGACGGTACGAAGATCATCAAGGTCTTTGTGAAAAACGCCGCCGGGACTTGGAGCGTGGCATAATGGCCGCGCCGGGACTGACGTTCTCCATCACTGGGAATAAGATTTCCGCAGTCTCAGGGTACGACAGTATCACGGTGGCATTCTCGTCGGACATCTCGTATCAGGCATTCGAGTGCCGCGCGACAAAATCCGGCGAGGCTTGGGGTCTGGGGAAGGGGACGCTCATTGCGTCCTTTTCCCAGACGCCCGCGAATACGCAGCGCACCTTTGAGGTCTACGACGATTTCCTTCTGAATGGAGACGGAGAATATCGCATTTCCCTTTACGCGCAAGGCGTGGATGGGAGTTGGAACGACAACTATGGATTTGTTCCTTCCGGCACGACGCATACCATGAAAACGTCGGATGGAAAAGAGTTTTTGTGTATGAAGGAGTGATATTGTGGCAGACCAGTACAACAGCGCGCACACTGGCGCAGAGATCGATCAGGCGGTGTCTGACGTCCAGAACAACAAGGCCGCATGGAGCAGTAAACCGCAACCCTCCAACACCACCCCGAAGGCGCCGGGGACGGCGTCGGCTGGATCGGAGAGTGCGTATGCTAGGGGGGATCATGTGCATCCGAAGCAGACGGTGACAAAGTCGGACGTAGGTCTTGGCAACGTGGACAACGTATCGATCAACACGCGACTGAACCGCACGACGAATGTCAATGCGTCGGACAGCAACTACACGACGTACATGGCGCGGGGCGAGGCTCTGTTTTCGACAGAAACAACGCCGAGTGTCAACGGCTGTATTGCGTGGCAATATGGTTAAGGCGGTGATTCTATGGGCCAAAAGGTAGAAGTCAGCGGAACAGGCTATGACATCAAGGCAGGGAAATGTCTTGTCGGCGGCACGGCCTACGCCATCAAAAAGGGCAGGACGCTGATAGGTGGGACGGGGTATGACGTTTCGCTTTTGAGTGGGACGCCAATTTCGGAGCTTCCGGTGGGAAACACTGTGAAAATTGCAGTGAATGGGACACTTCGGGATTTCCTGATTGTGCATCAAGGATTGCCGAGTTCTCTCTACGATGATTCGTGCAATGGTACTTGGCTGTTGATGAAGGACGTCTATGAGACGCGCCAGTGGAACAGCTCGAATGTCAACGACTACGCAAACAGCACCATCCATTCGTACCTCAACAGCACCTTCCTTGCGATGTTCGACTCGAACATCCAAAACGCAATCAAGCAGGTCAAGATTCCGTATGTCAACGGCACTGGCGGTTCTGCGGTTGCGTCTGGTGCGAACGGCCTGTCCGCGAAGATCTTCCTGCTGTCTGGCTACGAAGTAGGCTGGACGACCAGCGACAACGAAGGCTTCCCGGTGGACGGAGCAAAGCTGGACTACTTCGCCGCAGGCTGGGGTGGCAACTCCAAGCGTATTGCGTACATGGGAGGCTCGGCTATCTACTGGTGGCTCCGCTCGCCAAACAACAACTTCATCAACTACGTGTGGTACGTCACCATCCCTGGCGATAACAGCACCCTCGACCCATCCATCAACTGTGGCATCCGTCCGGTATTCATTCTTCCGTCTGATACGCTGGTTTCTGACGACGGAACGATCATAGCGTAATAAATTGAAGGAGATGAACAAATGAGTACATCCGTTATTATTCATGAAGTGGAATACCCTGCTGAGATCAGTGGGGTATTGCAGAATCCAAAATGGGACAGGCGTGATACGAAGTCTATCACGCTGGAAATGACGCACGATCAGGCTGTGGGGCTGTTTGTAGACGGCCTCGCGTGGAGTATCAAGCAGGTCAACACCTATCCGGTTTTTGACGATCAGGGCCAGCCCACGGGCGAAACAAAAACTGAGACGCAGACTTTTGACAACTCGGATTATTCGGTCGCCGGTAGCATCACGGACAACCGGGATGGAACAGTGACGTGCATGATGGGCAAGCCGACAGAGACGGAAACGCTACGAGCGGAGAAAGCCGACGCGGAACTGGCGGCGAAAATTTTACTTGGGGAGGCTGAATGATGAGCTATACAGAAAGGGCGAGGGCGCTGCGGCCCTATATCGTAAAAGCGAGCGCCAGTCTGACGGACGCGGACGCCGTGAAGGCAAAGGAGCTGTATGACCGCTGGGCGGCAGGAATGGCCGTGGAGGTCAACGACCGGCTGGTCTATGCAGACAGGCTCTATCGCGTGACACAGGCCCACACGACACAGGAGGGCTGGGAGCCGGACAAAGTCCCGGCGCTGTTTACCGTCATCGACGAGACCCACGCGGGCACACAGGACGACCCCATCCCCGCCGCAAAGGGCATGGAGTACATCTATGGCCTCTATTACACCGACCCGGAGGACGGAAACCTGTACCTCTGCGAACGGACTGGCGAGAAGCCGGGCGGCAAGGTGACGCTGCAGTTTTTGCCCCATGAGCTGGTGGGGCTGTATTTTACCGAAGTGTAAATAAAAAAATCCGCCATTTCGGCGGAAATTGACAATGGAGGCGTGCGGTGGACTACGGGCATAAAATGACGGATAAAGAGCTTCAGAAGCTCGAAAAAAAAATTTCATCTGCTTACCGTGCCGCACAGCGCGAACTTGAGAAAACCATCAAGGAATATTTCGAACAATTCCGTCTGCGGGACGAAGCAGAGAAAAAACGTGTTGAGGCTGGAGAGGTTACGCAGCAGGAATACACACAATGGAGGCTGGCACAAATAGGGCGCGGAAAACGATTTTCGGCGCTTCGCGATAAATGTGCAGAGAGAATCACGAAAGCACATGAGATCGCCGTTGCGTATGTCAACGATGCGACACCGGGCATCTATTCGCTGAACCGGAATTATTCGGCGTATCAGATCGAGCAGACAGGCGCGAACGTGGATTTTACCTTGTGGAATGAAGCCACGGTGCGGCGGCTCCTTATCGAGAATCCAGAACTTATGCCATACTACCCACCCAAACGGGCCGTAAAGCGCGGCATTGATCTTGCGTATGGGCGCAGGCAGATCACGGCCAGCGTGACAAGTTCCATCCTGCAAGGGAAGAGCATCGGCGGGATCGCGGACGATCTCCAATCCAGAATCTATACAATGGATAGAGAATCTGCAATCAGAACAGCAAGAACAGCTGTAACTGGTGCGCAGAATGCGGGGCGTCAGGATGCGTGCGAGGCCGCACACAAAATGGGGATCGAAATAAAGAAGCAGTGGGTCGCCACGCTTGACGGAAGAACGCGTCGTTCGCATGCGCATCTCGACGGAGAGACGGTTGACTATGATGATGTTTTTTCAAATGGTTGCCGCTTTCCCGGTGACCCGCGTGGAAAGCCTGCAGAGGTTTATAATTGCCGTTGCCGTATGATCCAGCTTGTGAACGGCGTAGAGTTCCGCGCAAAACGTCGCATCCGTGACGAAAATGGTCGAAATGTCGTCGTGGATAATATCACATACAAGGAATGGGAGCGGATGAAGAAAAATGGAAGCGGACAGTCTGCAAATCGAAATCGATGATCACAGCGAAGAAGTTCGACAGGGAATTTCAGAAGCTCTGCTCCGCGCACTTGAAACATGCGGGATTCAGTGCGAATCATACGCCGCGATGCTCTGCCCTGTTGACACTGGCGCGCTCCGCAACAGCATAACGCATCAAGTATATCCGTCGGAAAAGGCCGTGCATATCGGGACGCCGCTTGAATATGGCGCGTATGTTGAACTCGGCACGGGAATCTATTACGACGGAGGCAGGCAAACGCCGTGGGCGTATCAGGATGCGAAAGGAAACTGGCATTACACGCGCGGCAATAGAGCGCAGCCTTTTTTAAAGCCTGCGCTATCCGATCACGCCGACGAATATAGATCAATCATCACAAGTGCGCTAGAAAATGCAGAATAACCTTAAAAGTTTCCGTGCGCCCACAACTGTGGGCGTTACGGACTTTTTTTGCATTAAAATGATAGGAGTAAATGGTAAACACCGCGAAGTAATGCGGTTTTTATACAACAGTCGTGCCGAGGAACCGGCACCGAAGAAAAGGAGACTGAAAATGGCACTTACCCGAAAACTCCTTAAAGGCATGGGGCTGACGGAGGAACAGATGGACACCATCATTGAGGCACACTCCGACACAGTCGATGGCCTGAAAGGCGAGCTGTCGAAGTACAAGGCGGACGCCGAAAAGCTCCCCGGCGTGCAGAAGGAGCTGGAAGACCTGAAAGCCAAAGGTGACGATGGTTGGAAGGATAAGCACGACAAAGTCAAAAGGGAATTTGACGAGTACAAGGCAGAGCAGACGAAAAAGGAAACTAGAAGCGCGAAGGAATCCGCGTATCGTGAACTTTTGAAGGCTGCCGGTATCAGCGACAAACGTCTCGACGCGGTTATGCGCGTTACTGACCTGGACACGGTCGAACTGGAAGACGGGAAAATCAAAGGCGCTGATACGCTGAAATCGTCCATCGAGAAAGAATGGGCCGATTTTATTGTAAAAACTGATCAAAAAGGCGCGGACACAAAGAACCCGCCCAATAACGTTGGAGGCGAGACGATGACCAGAGCGGAAATCGCGGCGCTGCCGGACAGAGAGGCCCGCAGAGAGGCACGTCTCAAGCTCCTGCAAAACGAACAGTAAAGGAGACTGTATATGGCTGAAACTAACCTTATCAAGAAAAATGATCTTGCGCGTGAGCGCGAAATGGAGTTTGTCGATCAGTTCGGCTATTCCATCAAGAAGCTCGTCGAGGCGCTCGGCGTGACCAGAAAGATTCCGAAGCAGGCTGGTACCGTGCTCAAAGCCTACAAGGCCAGCGGTACTTTGCAGAGCGGCGATGTCGGTGAGGGCGAGACCATCCCGCTGTCTCATTACAAAGTCGAGCCTGTGAACTATGCTGAGATCACCCTCAAAAAGTGGCGCAAGGCCACGTCCGCCGAGGCAATCACCGATCGCGGTTACGATCAGGCGGTCGAAATGACTACTACCGAAATGCTCCGCGATGTGCAGCGCAGCATCCGTAAGAGCTTTTTCGATTTCCTCGCGACCGGCTCCGGCGCTGTGTCCGGTAAGGACTTCCAGAGCGTGCTTGCGCAGGCGTGGGGCAACCTTCAGGTGCTCTTTGAGGACGACGAGATCGGCGCGGTCTACTTCCTCAATCCGCTGGATGTCGCAGACTATCTGGCGAGCGCGAACATCACGCTTCAGACCGCGTTCGGCATGACCTACGTCGAGAACTTCCTCGGCCTCGGCACGGTGATTCTCAATTCCAGCGTCCCGAAGGGCAAGATTTACGCCACCGCGAAGGACAACATCGTCCTCTACTACATCCCGGTCAATGGTGCCGACCTCAACGAAGCATTTGCGTTTACTTCCGACGCGACCGGATATATCGGTATCCATGAGCAGCCGGACTATACCAACATGACCGCCTCTGACACGGTAGTCAATGGTATGGTGCTGTTTGCAGAGCGCCTTGATGGTGTTGTTGTCGGCTCGATTGACAACGGTACACTTGGTGCGCTGACCGTGACGTCCGCAGCTGGCACCGCTACCGGCGACACGAAGCTGACTGTTTCCCCGGCGAAGGCCGCAAAGGGCAACAAGTACAAGTATAAGTCGGCGGAAACCACGGCTCCCATCGTTGTATACGGAGAGAACGTGCAGAGCTGGAATGACTGGGATGGCAAGTCTGATCTCACCATCACGAGCGGCCACAAGGTCACTGTTGTTGAGTGCGATGGCAACTTCCACGCGCTGAAATCCGGCAACGCAACCGTTACCGTAAAGTAATTTAGGAGGGGCGCAATGCTGACAGAATTATGCGGACATTTGAGGAATTGGTTTGACCGTGAACGGTATGCCGGAACCTTCACCGTAGAAAATGGCAGTATTGCGCTTCCTTTTCTTCGGGAAGGACAGTATTTTAGGATTCTTGGCTCGACGTTCAACGACGGTGTGCATCAATACCCAGCCTATGGGCTAACGGACGAGGCGTTTGACGGCGCTGTGTGGGCACTTGCAATACCGCCGTCCGTCTTGGCCCTTGACGCAGAAATCGAGGCATGGCAGGACAAGAACGGCGACACAGCAGCGTCACCGTATAGCTCGGAATCGTTCGGCGGGTATTCTTACTCACGGGCGACGGATGAGAAAACTGGCGGCGCAGTGACGTGGCAGAGCGCATTCCGCAGCAGATTGAATCAGTGGAGGAAATTATGAGCCTTTTGAATGACTTCGCCCGCCCTTGCGTGCTCATGGAGAAACACAGGGAGCCGGACGGTGCTGGTGGATATGTTACCACATGGACGGAGGGCGCGGCGTTTTCGAACTATCAAGCGCTGGACACGTCGATGGAAGCTCGCCGTGCGGAGAAAGAGGGCGTTACAAGCGTCTACTCGGCGCTCGTTGACAAGGCTGTGCCGATTGAGTACGGCGACTATTTCCGGGACACAGAAACCGGTACGACGTACAGAGTAACGTCAAACCCGGAAGAAAAGCAAGCGCCGCGCTCCGCGAGTTTCGCCCTGAAATATTTTACGGCGGAAAGGAAAGAGTTACCGGCATGACGAAAGATAAAGCATTACACGCATGGTTCGGCCAGTTTCTCCCCGCCTATCCGGCGTCCTCCGTGCCGGGGGACGCCGTTTTTCCGTGGTTGACCTATGATCTTATTCTCGGAGCGTGGGACAGCGGAGAAGCATCAATCACGGTAAACCTCTGGTATTACACCGAGAGCGAAGCAACCCCAAATGCAAAGGCACAGGAGATTGCGGACGCTATTGGAATGGGAGGCGTTTTTGTTTCTTGCGACGAGGGCGCGATTTGGCTGAAACGCGGCACTCCGTGGTGTCAGGCGATTAAAGACGATTCTGAGCCAAACGTCAAACGGCGGTATCTCAATATCACCGCCGAATTTATCACACCAAACTGAAAGGACTGATTTTATATGGCAAAGTTTACGAAAATCCCCGCCGATACGTTCAAACAGCTTCAGATCAATGCGGGCATCATTCTAAAAGATTTCACCCCGGCTTCTGGCACGTTCAAAGCCGCTGACCAGCTCGGCGCGACAACCGGAGGTGTCACGTTCACCGCTACGCCGACGTTTTCCGATTATGGTGATGACGTTGACAACTGCCCCAAGAATATGAAGGAACTGAAGCGTCAGGAATCCATTGAGGCGAAGGCCAGCGGCACGTTTGTCACCATGTCCACCGCCGTTGCGAAGTCTCTGATTGCTACGGCGGACATTGACGCACAGGATTCTACGAAGATCGTTCCGCGCCTTGATTTGGCCGATTCTGATTTCGATGATCTTTGGATCGTCGGTGACTATTCTGACAAAAACGGCGAGCAGAAGGGCGGCTTCATCGCAATCCACATGATGAACGCACTCTCTACCGGCGGATTCCAGATGAAAACCAGCGACAAGGCAAAGGGCCAGTTTGCGTTTGAGTACACGGCACACTTCGCGATGGCGGAGCAGACCAAAGTCCCGTATGAAATCTACATCAAGGCTGGCGAGGCGGACGCATAAGGAGGAAACATGAAACTTTCTGAACTGAGTACGGATCGCGCGGCGGATGTGCTGTGCGAGATTTCCGTTTTCCTGCTCAATATCACGAGCGACGAGGATGTCATCACATCTCTGAAACTCAACACAAAGGAAGCGAAAACCGTTGCAGAGAAATATGCAATGGCGGCAAATCGCGTCAGCCAGTGGGTGCCGATGCTTCTGAAAAACCATAGAGAAGACGTGTTCGGCATCCTTGCAGTTTTGAACGAAAAAAATGTCGATGACATCCGGGAGCAGAAGATCGTGGAGACACTGCGGCAAATCAGGGAAATCGCGCAGGACAAGGAATTCATTGATTTTTTCTCATCGTGCGTATCGGAGGGGAAAGAGTAACACTCTCCCTTCTGGATGCGCCGAAAATTTCAGCGCCCGCACTCATTCGACTCCTTCCCGTTTTGATTCGGCAGCGGAGGGAAAAGTGGTTGTTTGATGATTATATGTCGCGCTGTGCCAGAGTTTTAACAGAGAACACTGCAAAACTTGTGGGCGGACGGTATATGCAGTCGGATCTTGATGAAATATTGCGTCCGAAGAAAGAAGACACGCGCTCTTGCGAGGAAATTACAGCTGATATTGTGCGGCGGTGTGGATTGGTGGTGGAAGAATGAATTTACTGGATATTGTGGTGAAGATCACCGCTGATTCATCAGGCGTGGATGATGGAATGGATTCCGCGAAGAAGAAAACAACATCATGGAAGAACAACGTCGAGAAAGCGTCAAAAATGACTGCGAAAAGTTTCGCGGCAGCGCAAACAGCAATCACGAAGGTTGTTGATGTAATCGGGAAAGTGATTGAGAGCACGAGCGAGTACATCGTGGCGCAGGGCAAACTAAATACTGCATTTGAAACCGCTGGATATAGTGCTGAGACGGCACAGGAGGCTTACACTGGCCTTTACAAAATCCTCGGTGACACGGATACCGCCACAGAAACAGCGCAGCTCATGGCGAAACTGGCACGCAACCAAGAAGATTTCGCAACGTGGACGAATATCGCCGCTGGTGTAAACGGCACGTTCGGTGATTCGCTTCCCATCAACGGACTTATTGAGGCCGCAAACGAGACGGCAAAGGTTGGACAGGTTACGGGCGTTCTGGCGGATGCGTTGAACTGGGCCGGTATTTCCGAGGATGACTTCAATGAATCACTTGCGAATTGCTCCGGCGAGGCGGAGCGGAACAGCTTGATCATGAATACTCTGTCCGGTACATATTCCGATGCGGCGGATTCTTTCTACAAAAATAACGAGCAAGTAATCAAATCACGCGAAAATCAGGTGAAGCTGCAGGAATCGACCGCGAAACTCGGCGAGAAGTTCCAAGAACTGAAAAACAATTTCCTCGATAAACTGACCCCAACATTCATCACGGTTATGGATGCAGGCATGCAGTTTATCGATAAAGTCTCAAAGGCCCTTGACGATTCTGGCCTCATTGAGGCAATCGGATCGATCCTCGAAATTGCAGTTGGATTGCTCGACCCGCTCGCAGATCTGATCGTGACTTTCCTCCCGGCATTGAAGGTTGCTCTTGATCCTGTCGCAAAAGTGCTCGCGTTAATTGCTGATGCTGCGAACGTCGTAGCCGGTATTTTTACATGGGATTTCAACCGGATCGGCACGGCACTCGGTATGAATGTTTCGAAGGGCCAGTTATCTACCTATCAGAAGGTTGTCTATGGAGATACGCTCAAGAGCACGTCTTATAGTGAATCCGCAGGCGGATGGACTGGAACGGGTGGTTATATTGAGGCTGGAACCGGGAAGTATGTGCCTTACTCGGCGAGCAATTCCACGACGAATAATTACAACATCAACATTGATTCGTCTAACGTGCAGCAATTTAACGATGTTGTAAACATCGCGCAAAATCAGCGCAGAACCAGCAGAATGGGAGGCGGCTAATATGGGCTATAAACAGGAGCGCCGCAGAGTGGTACGGATGGGAGGTGCGACAGGATGAGCACGCAAACCTTGCAAATGGATGTGTTTGCATTCTGCAACGAAAACGACACGACCAAAAATGACCATACAAGCTCAAGTGTGCTTCTCTCTGGGGGAAACAGGCTTTTTTGTAAATTTTCTACGAATGGGAATTATTCGTGGAAGTATAACAGAATTTCTTATATCTCTGCGGAACTGTATATAGCTTCTATAACGGAAATTCCGTCATATACTGGGTATTGCACATTTCAGGGCGGAGTTATGGATAAAGGCTATGATGTCAATACCGTAACTTTTTTCAATATGCCAAGTCGCGGGACGGGAACAGCTACTTCCCCCAATTTTACTGTGGCTGGCAATGTGTCACTGGCATTGGTGAAAAACCCAACGTACATCTACCATCGAATTGTATTTATAAATGGCGTGGAATTCCGCTCTGGATTTGGGAAATTTTCTGTCTACACACCATCTGGCGCATATAAGCCGAAACTGACCCTGACAATTGATGATTCTGATATTGTGAAAATGTATGCAAATACATGGGCGTCAAATTTCGGCGGGAAAACCATATCTAAAACAGCCGGGGCCGACATCGAATTATCTGTTCCGACAACACAATCTGGACTTTGCTATGCAGAAGTTTACCAGACAGGTATTTCCGTCATTTGGCGTGATGTAGGATCTACTTCTGAGCAGGAAATACAAATGGCCAACGGCGCTGCCCAGCAACTTGTAATCCCAGCTGGTACATTTTCAGGAAAATCGCAAGTTCAGATTCGTCCTAAAATCACCAGCAATAATGGCCAAACCAGCACTGCGGACGCATGGCTGACCATCACCCTGCAAGATGAAAAATCAACGGCCGTTCCAATTAGCCCTGTCAATGACATTGTCGATAAAAATGCGGATGCTGTTTTTCGCTGGGCTCACGTTATCACAACCGGTACGCCGCAAACGAAAGCCGAATTGCAGATTTCGGACAATGGAACGGTCTGGACGGCGCTGGCTACGGTGACTGGCGCGGATACATATTACACCGCAGCAGCAGGCAGTATCGAAACGGGTACGCATTTCTGGCGAGTGCGCACTTACAACGGCGACGGTGTCGCAAGTGATTGGAGTTCTGCCGCAGAGTTTATTTGTGTCGGAACACCGGATGCTCCTGTGATCTTGGTCCAATCGGCCACGCCTAGACCGTCCGTTTCATGGCAGACAACGGAGCAGCAAGCCTACCAAGTCGAGATTGACGGCGTCTATGCCTCCGGCACGCGCTTCGGAACCGGGAAGACGTGGAAGGCACCGTTTTATCTGGCCGATGGCAGCTACACGGTGCGCGTCCGTGTGCAAAACGAATACGGCTTCTGGTCGCCGTGGGGCACGGCGGCGCTCCCGATTACAAACATACCGGGCGGCGCGATCACGCTGACGGCAAGTGCCCAAAATGCAGTAACGCTTGCATGGGTGGATTCCGGCAACTACGATTTTTACATTGTATACCGGGACGGGACACCGATTGCAAAGGCGGAAGATCCCGGATATGTGGATAACATGGCGATTGGCGCCTGCACATATCAGGTGCGCGGCTGCTATTCCGACAACGATTATTACGGCGTTTCTGCCGAAGTCTCTGTCTCGGTCACGCCGGAATACAACGTCTTGTATGATATGGACGCCGGAGAATGGCTGACCATGAAGTACAGCGGCCTGACCAATCAGCCGGTTACTAGAAGTATTAGCCGCTCGATTGCAGAGGTAAGACTTTCCGGGTACACATATCCAGTTGCGGAGCGCAGTAAAGCGAAAACTGCGACCTATGACGGGAATGTCGTATTCTTAAACAGAGACAGCGCCGAGAAGTTCGAGGGCATGATCGGACATCTGGTTTGTTTGAAACTGCATCCGTCGGGAGGCTGCATCGGGTATCTGAATGAGGTTTCGGGAGAGGTCAACCAATACAAGAGTGTGTATTCGTTCATGGTGACACAAATCGAGTACGAGGAGGAGATTGACATTGATTCGTGACATTTCCTTCTCTGTAAATGTTTTGCGGAATGGGGCGCATTATGCGTCCCTCCGCTGGAAACGCGATTCTGCTCCAAATGTATATACGGATAAAAACGCAAAAATTAAATCGAGTTTTGCGGGGACATTTCTTTACGATCCAAATATCAACTATCTATCTGATGAGCTGCAACCCACAATTTCCATCAATGGCGTGGAAAACTCATTGGGAATTTTCCGTATCACGACGTACAAGGAAACGACCGAAGAAGACGGGCGCTGGGTGGCGATTGAAGCATACGATCGGAGCTGGAAACTGTCCACGATCAAAACGGAAGGCATCAAGCATTTTTCCGCTGGCTCGTCGTACATAACTATCGTCCGGCAAATGCTGACGGAGGCCGGGATTTCTCTTGTGATTGCGACACCATCTGAAGCGACGCTACAAACCGACCGGGAAGACTGGCAAATTGGAACTGACTATCTTACAATCTGTAACGCGCTGCTTGATGAGATCAATTATGATCCCATTTGGTTTGATGCAAACGGTGTGGCGCGTCTGACTCCGCATGAGACGCCGAGCGCATCGAATATTGATCACCAGTACAGCACGACAGATATTCGTTTTCGCGCTCCTGTCGGTCTGTCAGCGAGCCAAGAGAACGACTTTTTTGATGCACCGAATGTGTTTGTTGCAATTTGCTCAAACCCGGATTTAGACGCGCCTATGGTCGCCAGAGCAGAGAATGATAATCCATCGAGTTCTATTTCCACGTTCAAGCGTGGCCAGAAGATCACAAAGGTTGTAAAGGTTGATAATATCGCCAGTCAATCTGCGTTGCAGGCGTATGTCGAAAACATCCGCAATCAATCCATGCTCGGCACGAAGACGATCACGTTTCAGTCGTTGGCGGAGCCGGGGCACGGCATCGGGGATGTTATTGCAATCGATCATCCGACTATCGGTGGAATCTACGAAGAAACCGGATGGTATATCGAGCTGAAAGAAGGCAGCATGATGAAGCATACGGCAAAGAGGGCGGTGATTGCATGATTGGCGTGACGAGTTTTTTTGATACAGACGAAACGGCGCAGAAGCCCCAACCTGAATTTATGCTGGCGACCGTTGGCGCAAAGTATACCGATGGACTGTCGTTGATCTTTGACGGGCAGACGGAGGCAACCGCAAAGCACTATAAATGCAACACGTCCGTTACATTCAGTGCGGGAGATCGAGTTAAAATCTGCCGTGTATCCGGAACTTACATTGTCGAGTACGTTGTGGGAAAACCGAAATAAGGAGAAAGAATATGGATTCTGGAATTATCACGATCATTGTAGCAATCCTCGGCTCGTCGGCGCTGACGACCATTGTGCAGGCAATCGTCAGCGCGATCCAGAAAAAGAAAGGCAAGGGCGACGCGCAGAGCGCCCACCTCAAGGAGATCGACGAGAAGATCGACAAGCTCACGAGATTGCAGGATGAGCAGTATTTAAGCATCCTGCGGCTCACGATCATGTCGGAGGAAATGCCAATGTCGGAGCGGCTGATCGCTGGGAAGAAGTATGTCAATCGCGGCGGCAATGGGGATGTGAAGAAAGCACTCCATAAGCTCGAAGAGCAGTGCGAGGCCGGGCGGCATGAAAGTTAATTACACAAAGACGGCGCTGGCGCTCATCATTGTGGTGGCGGTCGTGCTGATCGTGCTGTGCGCCTGCGGCCTTCCGGTGGTGGAAGTCACCATTGCGTGGATCGGCTTGCTGGCGACGGCGCTCGGCGTCTACCAGTGGAAAACGAAAAATGAAAACCGCGCGAAGTACGCGCAGAAATTCATGGACGAATGGGCCGAGAAATACGGCCCTGACTCCGTGGCTCAGATCATGGAAATTGTGTTGAAAGACTGAAAGGAGTAAGCTATGGACTACACAGAAATCATATCGGCCGTGATCGCGCTGATCTCAGCGCTGGTATCGGCGTTCTTGATCCCGTGGATCAAGGAGCGCGTCGGCGCGGACAAGCTCAAAAAGTGGCAGGCGTATGTGGAGATCGCGGTAAAGGCGGCGGAGCAGCTCTACAATGCCAACGAGGGCGCCGAGAAAAAGGCGTATGTGCTGCAATACCTCGCCGAGAGAGGCATCAAGTTTGATTCTGATACCGTGGACAAGATGATCGAGTCTGCGGTGCTTACGCTCCACCATGAGCTTTACGGAGGCGCAAATGGTACCAATTAAAACGATGCTGGCCCATCGGGCCAACTACGGCACGAAACGCGGCGGGGACGTTGAGTGGATTGTCATGCACTACACGGCCAACGACGGGGATTCCGATACCAGCAACGGCAAGTACTTCCAGAATCCGCTCAATCCTGTGGCAAGCGCCCACTTTTTCGTGGACGATGATTCCATTACGATCTCCGTGCCGGAGGACTATGTAGCCTACCACTGCGGCGCGTATCACTACACACACCCATTCTGCCGGAACTACAATTCCATCGGGATCGAGATGTGCGACGCGAAGCGCGACGGGAAGGTCATGGCGACGGCGAAGACTATCGCCAATGCCGCAGACCTCACCGCAATGCTCTGCGAGAAGTATAACATCCCGGTCGATCATATCATCCGGCACTATGATGTGACGGGCAAGCTCTGCCCGAAGTACTGGGTGGACGATCCGGAGGGTATCAAGAAATTCCGTGAGATGGTAAAGGAGAGGATTGAAATGGTAAGCAAGTGCAAGATGATTGTTGACGGAAAACCCGTCGAGGTTGAACGTATCCTAAAAAACGGAACCAACTATGTGAAAATCCGCGACGTGGCCGGGGCGCTCGGTCTTTCCGTTTCCAATCAGGGGAACGTTCCGGTGTTGATGACCAAGAAGGGGTGATTTGATGTCGCCGCAGGCGCGGTATAATCTACCGCCTGAATTATCCGGCCTGATGCGTGGAGAAATGGAGACCGTTATTTCCCAAGCAAACCTCGGGCAGGAAAATGAGCGCATTGCACAGCTCTATTATATCGATAAGCGCCCTCAGATTGACGTTGCATCTGAGTTGTATCTTGGGCGAGCTACCGTGCAGCGGCGGCTCCCCGGAATTCTCGACCGAATGAGAAAGACATCTAGCCGACTATATAGTTAAACCCGAAACGGGCGAAAATGATGCACAATCGCGGCACATAAACCCGAAAAATAACCCATACTGGACACGTTGAGAGGTGTCCGGTATGGGTTTTTCTTTTTACAATCCAAATCCCGCGCGGCGTCAGGTTGGGGATTGCCCTGTTCGGGCGATTTGCAAGGCGACCGGTAAATCGTGGGATGAGGTATATGTCGCGCTTGCGCTTCATGGGTTTGAGGTTGGCGATATGCCCTCCGCAAACGCTGTCTGGGGAGCGTATCTGAACCAGCTTGGCTATGCCCGGCATGGCGTACCAAGCTCCAACCCGGACACATACACAGTTGCGGAGTTCGCGCGTGACCATCCGATCGGTACATACATTCTTGCGCTTGCAACCCATGTGGTCTGCGTCAGGGATGGAGATTGGTTTGACACATGGAACTCCGGAAGCCAAACACCGCTTTATTTTTGGGAAAGGAACGAATCTGAATGTATGGACAGTACCAACCGCCGATGAGCTACCAACCATTTTATCAGCCGCCGATGCAAGACCAGCTCATGCAGCTTCGCCAACAGTATCAACCGCAGCAGCCGCCCCAGCCTATGGCGCAAATGCCGCAGCCTGCCCAGAGCATGATTTGGGTGCAGGGTGACGCGGGTGCAAAGAGCTACCTCGTCGCGGCGGGGAACACGGTTCCACTGTGGGATAGCGAGAACCCGTGCATTTATATCAAGAGCGTGGACGCGTCCGGCGTTCCGTCCATGAGGGTTCTGGATTACACGGAGCGCACGGGCGCGAGGACACCAGCACAGCCGATCATACCGGCCAGCGGGGAATTTGTCACCCGAAGAGAGTTTGAAGCGATGGAAGCACGTGTGAACGCGCTGGCGGCTGCTGGCGCGGAGAACAAGAAGGAGGAACACCACAATGCCGAACCCACTGTTTAACGCGCTTGGCGGCGGCAGAGCGCCGCAAATGCCCGGCCAGATGGGGCAGTTTCAGAGAATGATGCAGCAATTCCAGCAATTCAAGGCGAACTTTAATGGCGACCCGAAAGCCGAGGTTGAAAAAATGATGCAATCCGGCAAGCTCACGCAGCAGCAGTTAAACCAGCTTCAGGCCGTTGCGCGGCAGTTTCAGGGTCTTTTGCAATAATCAATCCGTGGCCACGGTTGATAATATATTTTCTTCAAGGAGTACGACAAAATGAGCCTTACCGATGGTACGACTATGACTATGCCGGTAGCACCTACTGGCATGGGCGGCAACGGCTGGGGCGGCTTCGGCGGCGATGGCGGATGGTGGTTTATCATCCTGTTCCTCGCGATCTTCTGCGGCTGGGGCGGCAATGGCTGGGGCAACAACAATGGCGGCGGTGCGACGGATGGATACATCCTTGCATCCGATTTCGCCAACATTGAGCGCAAGCTTGACGGCGTCAACAACGGCCTGTGCGACGGCTTCTATGGGATGAACACCAGCGTCCTGAACGGATTTGCGGGAGTCACGCAGGCGGTCAACAGCGGATTCCAGACGGCGGAGCTATCCCGCGCGAACCAGCAAGCCGCGCTGATGCAGCAGCTTTTCCAGATGCAGATGCAGTCT